TCGCTCTCTATCAGTAACAAGAGCTCGCTTTCGGTGTAGGTGCATAGCCTGTCGTTTAAGGTCCGCCAGTTTAGCTTCTTCGTATCCAAGTCTGCTCTCCAATCCTTGTACCTCGCTCTTGGCGCGGAGTATTGCTCTTTGAACCGATAGCAGAAAACGCTGCCGGTGTGACAATAAATCTTTTGCAACTTGTAGCTTGGCCTTTACTGCCTCAACTCGGCTAGTGCGATGTCCGAGAGTGCTTGTTTGTTGTGTAGGTTCGCCCATATCCGTTCATCCACTGTTTTGTTGGTCATAATGATGTAGCACCAGACGTCGTGCTTCTGCCCGCCTCTGTGCAGCCGCCCTACGGTCTGCTCGAACAACTCAAGCGACCACGGCAGCGACACGAAGATAATCTTATTCCCGCCATATTGTAAATTCAGCCCGTGACCGGCAGACTTGGGGTGGATCAACAACAACGGGATCTTGCCCGCGTTCCACGCCTCGACGTTGCCGTCGATGGTCTTGGCGTGAGGGTACCGGCGCTGAAGTTCGGCCAATTCTTCTTTATAGTTATAGACGACGATTGTGTTGTCGTTCTGGTTCTCGGCCAAGATCTCGTCTAGCAAGTCAAACTTGTGCGTCCCCGTCCAACGCGCCTCACGGTTCTCGTCGTAAATAAACCCCGACGCAATCTGCTGGAGTTTGTTGATGGCAACCGCAGCGGTTACTGCCGTGATGTTCTCGAATATCGAGTCCTTCTTCATCTGCTCGTATGGCGTCCGGTCATCCATATCGCAACGCATCTCGACCATGTGACATGGCGGCAGCTTGTCGGCGTACTCGCCAGGCTCAAGCACAAAGGTAGCGGGCTTAATGCGCTGCATGACGGCCTCAAGAGCGCCGGTACGAGCGGCCCACTCGCCGTAGTCGGGGTTGATGAGCGAGAAATACTGCTGGAGAAACGCGCCCTTTGACCGACCGAGCAGTGACTGATTGACGATCTTGCATTGCCCGAAGACATCCTCAAGGCCGTTCGACGTAAACGACCCCGTCAGCCCCCACCGAATGTTGATCTTGTCGATGACCTTGTGCAGCGCCTTGAACCGCGCCCCTGACGGGTTCTTTAGCCGTGTCAACTCGTCGAACACAATAGCGTCAAACTTCAGCGGCTGCGTCGCCAACCATTGCAGATTGTCGTAGTTCGTCACGACCACGTCGGCGTCAGATGCCAGCGCCGCTGCTCGCTGCGCCGGTGTGCCGACCGCGACAGCCAGCCGTAGCTTTGGCGCCCACTTGGGCTGCTCGACCGGCCAGACTGTCTTGCAAACCCGCAGCGGCGCAAGGACCAGAAACCGCCCACCCAGATCCTGCATAGCCGCCAGTGTCATAGCGGTCTTACCCGCGCCGACAGGGGCTAAGATCATGGCGCGGCTGTTCTCATACAGAAAATCCGCGCCTTGTTCTTGATACTCACGCAACTTCATTTAACCACTTATCCACATCTTCTTTTGACCATAAGCAAACGTATAGCTGCCCTAATCGTTTCATTTCACTGGCAAACAACACCTGAAGCGCCGACAGCTTGCCTTTTGGTTGTTTTAGCTCGACAAACCATGTCTGCCCTTGCAAGCACACGACACGGTCTGACACCCCACGATGCGATGGTGACGAGAACTTATACGCTACCCCGCCCCGCTTCTTAACTTCCCGCACCAGATGTTGCTCTATGTGCTTTTCCATAATTCTTTTGTACTCTGTACGAAAATGTTTGACAACACTTTTTGTTGCAGTATGTTCGGGCGTCACCAATACAGGAGAGTAAAGTGGAAGAGTTAGTGTTAGAAATTAACGAAATTTTAGACGGACATACTCATGATGACGTTATCAACGTATTAGTTACGCTTCTTGGGCTTAGTTTGGAAGTTGTAGAAAATCCTGATCAAATAATCGACGATATGGTAAAATTTTTAAAGGAGAAAAACCATGCAGTCCAATAACGACATAGTAGTAGAAAATAAAATAATACGCCGTAAGTTATTGGAAAAGAAATTAAATTTTACAAATCAAAAGAAAGCTGCGCGTTTAATTAACTTACTAGAAAGCGCGGTGTCTAATGCTTCTTTTGAGTTAAATAAACTACATCGGGAAATAGAAAAACTAAAGGAGCATAAAGATGCAACACAGTAATATTGTAGGCGGCTCGACCGCCAAGCGCGTCATCGCTTGCCCAGGCTCGGTGGCGCTCTGCGCCAAGATGCCATCCAAGCCATCGAGCAGCTACGCCGACGAGGGGACGCTCCTCCACGACATTATCGCTCAGGTATTGGACAAGGATGTTCAACCGGAGACATTCATAGGCTGTGAATATGAGAGCATCACCCTTACTCAGGATCTCTTGGATACCAAGTTGCTTCCGGCGCTTGAGGCTCTGGACGCGATTGACCCTACCAAGACTATGGAAATCGCCGTCGAGACAAGAGTTAGTTTCGGTGAAGATATTCTGCCGGGCGTGTTCGGTTCAACTGATTTGCTTGGGCGAATTGGCGACCGTGCCTATGTCATCGACTGGAAGTTCGGCGACGGCGTCCGTGTCTACGCTGACGAGAACCCTCAGCTTATGTTCTACGCCGCAGCCGCCATGCGAACACCCGAAGTCAAGTGGGTGTTTGACGGAGCAACTGAAATCGAATGTATCATCATTCAGCCCACCCACGGCGTAACCCGTTGGGTGACAACCCCCGCCCGCATCGCTGCGTTTGAGCAAGAGCTTATCATCGCCGTCAAGCGGGCGCAGCAGCCCGACGCGCCTCTCGCGCATGGCGACCATTGCAAGTGGTGCGCCGCCCGTCCGGTCTGCCCTATAATGACGGGAGCTGTGGACAGAGCCTTGCAAACGCAGATCGAAGGGGTAGACGCCGAGATGATCGGCAAGTACCTTGCTAATGCTGATTTGCTAGAAGGATGGATTAAAGACCTTCGGGCGTTGGCGTTTACAATGCTTGAGAAAAGCGTTCCAGTGCCAGGCTACAAGCTAGTGCCGAAACGCGCAACGAGACAATGGGTTAATGAAGCGACCGCCTACGAATGGCTGTCGCAGAATTTCCCTGAAGCTGAAGTGACAGTTACGTCTGTAATTTCACCGGCCAAGACCGATCCGCTGCTTAAAAAGGCGAAGCTGTCAATGCCGGAGGGTTTAGTCGTCTCTGTCTCGTCGGGTAGCACACTGGCATCCGAGGATGATCCTCGCCCAGCCGTGCTGCAAATCGGTCAGCAAATGGTTGCTGCCCTTAGTAAAATTGGAGTTTGATAATGTCTAATCTAGTAAGCTTTGGTAACTCTAACCTTCCTGTCGCCAACCTCGCCGCCACTCTTCGTGCGGTCAACGTCGCCGATCCTACCGGCGGCACGGTCATCCTGAAAATGGACAAGACCGGCCATTGGGTGTTCGGTGCCGACCAGACCGAGGTCGAGGATGGATCTACTTGGGCCATCAATCCTTTCTCGTTTGTCCACGGCTATATCGCTTGGGGCGACGGTGAAGTGCTTGGTGAAAAGATGGTGCCTGTATCGTCGCCATTGCCTGAGATGGACGTATCACCCGCAGGTGCAAAGCGCGGGTGGGAGATCCAGATCGGCATGAGCCTCAAGTGCCTTGATGGTGAAGATGCGGGCATGGAAGCCCGCTATGCGACGACTTCGGTCGGTGGCAAGCGCAGCACTCAGGCTTTGGTGCTTGCAATTGCTGCTCAAGTGGACGTGGATCAGTCTAAGCCTGTGCCGGTGGTTGTTCTGAAGAAGGAACATTATCAGCACAAGTCTTATGGCCGCATCTTCTCGCCTGTCTTTGAGGTTCAGAAGTGGATCGGCATGGACGGCGCGGTAGAAGAAGCTGTTGAAGAAGAGGCACCAGCTCCCGCCGGTCGCCGTCGTCGTTCAGCGGCTTAATCTAGACGGGGCGGTTAAGCCAGCGTTCAAGGATGTTGCAACACGGTATTTTCTGGCTTTCTCCCGTGTCTAGTCCAGCAACTAAATTGACGCCCCGGCTAATCATAAAGGTAAAGTACAATGAAATATCTATCGGTTTGTTCTGGTATTGAAGCTGCCACAGTTGCTTGGCATTCGCTTGGTTGGGAGCCATTAGCGTTCAGCGAAATTGAACCATTTCCCCGCAAGGTGTTAATCCACCACTACCCAGATGTTCCCCTGCATGGTGATTTTACCCTGTTGCGCGAGCAAGACTGGATTAAAGATGCTGACATACTTGTCGGCGGGACGCCATGCCAAGCCTTTTCTGTCGCAGGGTTACGCAATAGCCTCAACGATGACCGTGGCAACCTTACCCTTGAATTTGTGAGATTAGCAGATGCAATCGACGCTTTACGATCTGTTCCTAGTACCATTGTCTGGGAAAACGTCCCCGGCGTCCTCTCCGTCAAAGACAATGCCTTTGGGTGCTTTTTGGGAGCGCTTGCCGGCGAAGATGCACCGCTCGTCGCTCCAGGGGGAAGATGGTCTAACGCGGGTTTTGTTGATGGCCCCAAAAGAGCAATCGCGTGGAGAATCCTTGACGCCCAATATTTCGGAGTGGCCCAACGACGCCGTCGTCTGTTCGTTGTCGCAAGTGCTAGAACAGACATTGATCCCGCAGAAATTCTTTTTGAGTTCGAAGGCTTGCGCCGGGATACTGCGCCGAGCAGAGGCGCGGGGGAAAGACTTGCCGACAGCCTTACGGTTGGCGCTAATCAATATAGCGGGTTCAACGGAGAACCCGTAGAGGCGCATAACCCAGAAGTTGCTCAATGCCTGACGACAGGTGTTGGCAAACGCTACGACCCTGAGACTGAGACGTTACCTGTCGTTGGCGCATTAGGCGCTCGCACTGGATTGTCGATTGGCGTTCAAGATGCCCAATCGGGGCATCTTATGGTGGCGCAACCAATTCCACTTGACACGATGAACATTAAAGGAAGGCCATCTGATGAAAGAAGAGCAAACCGTATTGGGCGCGGATATGGTGAGGCTGGTGATCCAATGTTTACCATTACAAAAGGAAATCATCATGCGGTGGCGCAACCAATTGCATTTAGCGGACAGATGTCAAACCCGCAGACTGATGTGGACATGACTCAGACATTGCAAGCCAAGAATCCAATGGTGGTGGCAGTTAGTAGTGGGCATGGTTGGTGGTCGGAAAGTGATGGAACAGCGCAAACTTTACGCGCTCAAGATTCAATCACTAAAGCTGACACATTGCCCATTGTCGGCATGGCAGTACGCCGTTTGACTCCCGTAGAGTGTGAGCGCCTGCAAGGATTCCCAGACCGCTACACAGACATCCAGCCCAAGGGCAAGGCAACCCCTGACGGGCCAAGGTACAAGGCGCTGGGCAACTCAATGGCCGTGCCTGTGATGGCGTGGATTGGAAAGAGGATTGCAAATGCTCTGGCTTGATTTTGAAACGAGGAGCCGCTGCGATTTAAAAGCACACGGCGTTTACAATTACTCCCTTGACGCTTCGACCGAGGTGTTGTGCATGTCCTATGCGTTTAATGACGACGAAGTCCGCACATGGACGCCCGACCAACCATTTCCTGAAGATGTCCGTAAGTATAAAGGACAGATCCGCGCCCACAACGCCGCGTTTGAGCGTCTTGTCTTTTGGAATGTTTTAGCCATCCCGTTCAAGTTAGAACAGTTCTACTGCACCGCAGCACAAGCGAGAGCTAACTGCTTGCCAGGTTCACTCGAAGACATTGGCCGCGCCATCAGCAGCACGATGAAGAAGGACCATCGCGGCAATCAGCTCATCCGGCTGCTGTCTATTCCCCGCGCTGACGGAACCTTTAACGATGACCCGACGCTTATGGCTGAGATGATAGCCTATTGCGAGCAAGATGTCCGCGCTATGCGGGCGGTTAGCAAGGCTATGCGCGATCTGGACGACGACGAGTTGCGCGATTATCACATCAACGAACGCATCAATGACAGGGGCGTCCGAGTGGATACGCAGCTCTGCGAAGCCGCAGTGCGGTACGCAAGCACCGAGTTGGAAGAGATCCAGAACATTGTCGCCGAGGTTACGGAGGGCGCGATTACATCCGTCCGCAGCCCCAAGATGCGCGACTGGGTCTGGGACCGTGTCGGGCCTGAAGCCCGCAAGCTGATGACCCGCGACGATAAGCAATCCATTGACAAGTCCGTTCGGGCCAACCTGCTTGCCATGAATGACCCCGACGAGGTGCCGCCCGACGTCGAAGAAGTCATCCAGTGCGCTGATGATCTGTGGGCCTCATCGGTCGCTAAGTTCAGCCGGTTGGCTGCTTTGGCCGACAAGGAGGACAGCCGCGTCAGAGGCGCGTTCGTGTTCGCCGGTGGGGCAGCCACAGGCCGTGCGTCGTCTTACGGCGCTCAGGTTCATAACTTCACCCGCAAGTGCGCCAAGGAGCCCGACGAGGTGCGTCAGGCGATGGTGCGCGGTCATGCCATTGTGCCGAAGTACGGCAAGCGCGTCACTGACGTGCTGAAGGGTATGCTTCGCCCGGCGTTGTTGCCCGCTAAGGATAATGTGTTTGTCGTCGCCGATTGGGCGTCGATTGAGGCGCGGGTCACGCCGTGGCTGTCGAATAGCCCGCACGGCGAAGAAAAACTTAAGCTGTTCGTCACTGGCAAGGATGTCTACAAGGTCAACGCCGCTGCTACCTTCCGAGTTCCCTACGAACAGGTGACCATTGAGCAGCGTCAGATCGGCAAGGTTCAGGAGCTAGCCCTTGGTTTCTCCGGCGGCATTGGTGCCTTCGCCGCTATGGGCCGCGCCTACGGCATCTCGTTGCCAGAGAGCGACGCTCGTCGCATGGTGGATGGTTGGCGCAGGGCTAACCCTTGGGCGATGACCTATTGGCAGAACCTTGAGAGCGCCTATACGCGGGCGCTGCGGAACAAGAACCATCCTATAGAGGTAGGCCGGATTACTTACCTGTTTGACGGTACGCATCTCTGGTACGCGCTGCCGTCGGGCCGAGTGCTGTGTTATCCGTTCGCACGGGTAGAGGGCGATCAAGTCACCTATCTGAAGGCGGCGTGGAAGCCCGCGCAAGATGCAAAAGAATGGCCTCGCGCCCGCTTGTGGAGAGGCTTGGCCTGTGAGAATATCACTCAGGCAACGGCCAATGACCTGTTGCGTTATGCTCTCCAACAGGTCGACGCTGTGGTTTTACATTGCCATGATGAAATCGTTACGGAAACGTCGCAGCCAGAAGAAGCTGCCGCCGAGTTAAAACGCGTTATGGCAACCCCGCCCAATTGGGCAGGTGGTCTTCCATTGGCGGCTGAGGTTAAAATTATGCGGAGGTACGGCAAATGAGCATAGCTGTTTGGTTTTCTTGTGGTGCCGCTAGTGCTGTTGCGGCTAAAAAAACATTAGAGCGTTATGGTGACAAGCATTTAATTCGAATTTTAAATAACCCAGTTGCGGAAGAAGATGAAGACAATCGTCGGTTTCTTCGCGACATCCAGGCATGGCTTGGTATTCCAGTTGAGATTGTTAGGTCTAAAAAATACCCGTCTGCGTCAGCCGTAGAGGTCTGGGAGAAACGTCAATTTATGAGTGGACCTATGGGTGCGCCATGCACATTGGAACTTAAAAAATATGCTCGCCAAGAATGGGAAAAAGAAAACCATGTAGACTGGCACGTTTTAGGCTTTACTGCTGACGAGAAAAAGCGTCACGATAGGTTTGTGCTTACTGAACGGTCAAACGTCATTCCTGTATTGATTGACGAAAACATTACCAAATCAGATTGTTACACCATTCTACAGCGTGCGGGCATTGAATTGCCGCGCATTTATTTAATGGGTTATCCAAATGCAAACTGCATTGGCTGCGTTAAGGCAACATCATCTACTTATTGGAACCATGTCAGGGTAAAGCACCCTGAAATATTTGAACAACGCGCTGAACAATCGCGGCGTATCGGCGCTCGTCTGGCACGATATAAAGGAAAAAGATTGTTTTTAGATGAACTGCCCCCCGACGCCAAAGGTTTAGCTATGAAAAACATGGACGTTGAGTGCGGGATATTTTGCGAGGAAAAAACAAAATGAATTTCAACGATTATATTGCGTCTATTGCACCTGAAGGCGAGACGATCCTGTTTGTTAAGCAGAAGCCGTCCGGCGGTGTCTACGCTGACGGTGCTATCAAATGCTCATGGCCCGCTTACTTGCCTGAGCGCATGAAGGGCGAGGCGGCATGGTACGCCAACACGGCTTGCTTTATCGTTGACCGCTTTACCGGCGGCAAGATCTCGGCGGCTGCGTCGTACTGCGAGAATGTCGCCTTCTTGATCCTCGACGACATCGGCACCAAGTCCAAGACCCCGCCGCTTGAGCCGACATGGATCATGGAGACGTCGCGCGCCAACTATCAATGGGGCTACACTTTCGCGCTTGACGATCAACCCCGCAAGGGTGACTTCGCCGCCGCCATCAAGGCGATTGCGGCTGCGGGCTACACCGACAAGGGCGCAATCAACCCCGTCCGTAACTTCCGGCTCGAAGGTTCCATCAACCTGAAACCAGGGCGCGAGAATTTCCGGTCGCGCCTTGTCGAGTTCGACCCTGAACGCGAGTTCTCATTAAAACAGATCTGCGAGGCGTTAGATGTCACACCCTCCGAGGCCGACACAGCCCAACACCAGCGCGTCCGTCTCGACGACGACGGGCGCGATGACGTGTTGGCTTGGATATATCAGCGCGGTGAGATTGCTGAACCCGCAAATGGTGAGGGATGGTTTGGTATTATCTGTCCAAATAGTGGCGAACATTCCGACGGCAACCCGACAGGCCGATACCACCCGCTTAACCGATCCTACACCTGTTTCCACGAACACTGCGGCGACTGGGACAGCCGACGCTTCCTTTGCTGGGTGGCAGAGCAAGGTGGGCCTAAGCACGAGCACGGGTTCCGTGAGGAGCTTATCGCCGAGACGCTCAAGCTGACTTATGAAAAGATAGCCCCAACCGAGGCGTTCCCCGACAAGGCTGCGGAACTCATCGCCGAGGTCGAGCGCAAAGAGCTTGCCCGCGTCGAGAAGTCGGAGTGGTATGCTCGGTTCGCTTACATCCAAGAAGACGAAAGCTTTTTCGACATGGTGGACCGGCGTGAGATCAGCCGCTCTACCTTCAACGCGCTGTTCCGCCATATCTCCTGCAAGTCTATTCACGGCACCAACCGCCGCATTGAGGCGTCTGTCTGCTATGACGAGAACCGCCAGGCGATGGGCGCTCGCACACTCGTCAGCGTCACCTATTCAGCCGGTCAGGATGTCCTCGTCACCCGCGACGGCCTTGTCTTCGGCAACCGTTGGCGTGACGCCCGCCCGCATCGTCACGGCACGGGCGACATCACGCGGTGGCTTGACCATGCCGAGGCGCTCGTCCCTAACCGAGCCGAGCGCGAGCATCTGTTCGACATCATGGCGTTCAAGCTCCAGAACCCTGACGTCAAGATCAACCACGCCGTGTTGCACGGTGGCGACGAGGGCTGCGGCAAGGACACGTTTTGGGCTCCGTTCATCTGGTCGGTCTGCGGGCCGGATCTCCGCAACCGTGGGTTGGTGGACAATGACAGCATCGCCTCGTCGTTCTCGTACCACCTTGAGAGCGAGATCCTGATCATCAACGAGCTCAAGGAGCCTGACGCCCGTGAGCGTCGGGCGCTTGCCAACAAGCTCAAGCCCATCATCGCAGCGCCGCCTGAGACGTTGCCGATCAACCGCAAGGGTCTGCATCCTTATGACATGGTCAACCGCATGTTCGTGCTTGCGTTCTCGAACGATCCGGTTCCTATCAGCTTGGCTTCACAGGACCGGCGTTGGTTTTGCGTTTGGTCACACGCCGAGCGGATGGACGCCGCCGAGGCTGCAAGCATCTGGTCTTGGTATAAGTCCGGCGGGTATGATGACATCGCCGGTTGGCTTCACCGGCGGGATGTGTCGGCGTTCAACCCGTCGGCTGCGCCTATGCTGACCGAGTTCAAGATGAACTTGATCGAGCAGGGCATGACGATTGCCGAGAGCTATATCGTGGACATGATCCGCAACCGTCTCGGCGAGTTCTCCGGCGGTGTCATCGCCTCGCCCCTCCACGCGATCTGCGACCGTCTGTCGGGTAACATGCCGCAGGGCACCAAGGTTCCCCAGGCTGCGCTATTACACTCGCTCAAGGAGGCAGGATGGGTTGACATGGGTCACTGCAATTCGGGCGAATACGCGACCAAGAAGCATATCTGGTGCGCCCCTGAACTACGCCGCACGTCGAAGTCAGAGCTTCGTCGGATGGTCGAGCCGGTGACGGGCAACAACGTGTTTTCAATAAAAAAGACCGCCCCGTGAGGGGCGGCCAAGGTGAGGGAGGCTGTCACAGATCCAAGAGGATCGACATGACAGTGACTAGTATTAACACACTTAATCCAGTGACCATACCCATACCTTTCTAGGGATTGCGTTGCGGCGTCTAAGCCCGGCAGCAAGAACCTCGCGTTTAATACCTAAGTGCTTGGCTGCGCCGCCAAGAGATAACCCGCTGTACAGCAAAAGATTTGCGGTTCCGATAAGTTCTGGGGTCCATTTTACTCTTGGAGGTTTTTTTAACATAGTGTCCACACCCGTTTAGGCATTGCGTTATGCCGCTTGAGGGCGGCGACGAGGGCTGCGCGGGTGATCCCCATCCGCGTGGCCGTTTTTGTGAGCGATAGCCCGCTGTGCAACATCCCGTGGGCCTTGCCGATCCGCTCCGGCGTCCATCGTTCGTTATGTACTCCAATCGGTTTCATTGGTTATCTTTCAATGCGGCGTTTAATTTCAACAAGATCGTAATGGCTGTCTTCGTTTTCCCAATCTGTACCGTCAAGCGTCCAACTATTCATTTCCCATTGATCACCCTTTAAGACCGCGCCGTGAACCGGAAATTCACCCCAGCCATCCGTTGCATAAATCCGCACTTCACGGCCATCGCTGGTGCGGTATTGTTTGTTAATGTCAATCATGTCCGCAACTCCTTGATCAGGTCGAGCGCACCCTGCGTGTCAGTCTCCGGTCGGCCTAGCTTCGCGTATCCGATCACGTCGTCCCAGTGGTCGGGGTATTCGGGGTCGCCGGACAAGATGCGGGCTATCTTGACCGCGATCATTTCGAGGGCTTCGGCCTGTTCGTCCGACAGGCTGATCCAATTCGTGCCGCTCTTCATCGTGTCCTTCAGGGCTTGACTCAGCTTTGCCGTTGAAGGGTAGGAGCCGTGGGTTCGGCTTCGAGTCTGTAACAATGATATTGACAAGGTATCCTCCGATTGTAAGAAAAAGGGCTAATAGGGACAGTTCAATGTATGGCATCGAGCGCCCCTGCGCGGGTGTAGTGATGTGATAGCTGACCCTTGGCGGTCAGCGCCCGCCACTTGCCATGCCAGCGCGAGCGGCTGATCCAGCCTAGCGCGTTGCCGTTGTCGTCAAGGACGACGTAAGTATCAATTCCGTCTGGTAAAATCGTCATAGGTCGCCTCGTCGGGTCATAGGGTTAAAGGGTTTAGTCAAGCCGTGTAAGATGGTCGTGTGGTCGCGGTGCATCCGTTCGCCGATTTGCGTCAGGCTGTAACCGTGTTGGCGGAGCAGGTGATATGCCTCAAACCGTGCCGTGACGAGGTGCTTGTGTCGTCGCGGCCCTATCAGTTGGTCAATCGTCAAGCGGTGACGCTTGGCGACGTCTCTCAGGACGTACTTCCATCGCGGCCCTGCCGGTATGTCGGCCATCGCGTGGGCTTCGATCATCAGCCCGGCGAAGTCTATTGGCGGTGGTCGGACCGGCTCTGGCTCTGGCGTGGGGTCAGGTCGGGCCGTGGGGTCAGGTCGGGCCGTGGGGTCAGGTCGGGCCGTGGGGTCAGGTCGGGCCGTGGGGTCAGGTGGTCGGCCTGCGTTAAGCCTATCCCTGACCGCCTTGTAATGGTCAAGTAGCGTGTTCATGGCTTGTAAGCTTTCCATCTTTAAAGTAATGCGTGGGCGCGTCATGCGTGGGCGTAGCGCGTGTTGCCTTGACGACAACCCATCGCCGGTATAGGTCGTCAGCCCAAGCGCGGGCTTCTGTCTCTGTCTCAAAGCGTAGGGCGTTATCGCTCCACCGGCCTTCACCGGTGTCGACCTCTGGTTTATAGCTGTTCATTTAAATAGCTCCCATACTTCACGCGCTTTTGCGTGGTGCTCGATTAATAGCCGGTATAGGCCATGTCGCATCGTGCGGGCGTCACGCCCGCGCTTGGTACGATCGACCTTGCGCCACAAGCGCCGGATTAATTCGACGTTGCTAGCGCCCGCGTGTAGATTTAAGCGCCCGTAGGTTGCTTGCCACATCATAACATCCCTTTCAATTCTGTCTTGATTGCGCGGGCTTTGTCACCTTTCCAAGTCGCGGCATTGGCTAGAAAATAGCGCACGATAGAGCGGGCATTATCCATGCCGTAAGTATCATTTATGCTTTGCAAGCCTCGCATAGCGTTAAGGTACGGGACCGCGCCGAAGTATGGCTTTGACCAGTCCGAACGGATATCGATAGCGATTTGATATAGTGGTCTCATAATGTTACCCCTACGGTTAAAGCGTGGCCATCGCCTAAGCGTTGTTTCAATCGGCCTTGCTGGTATGCAACGATGAATTGCACCCTTGCCACAGTCGCCACGGCGTCGCGCTTAAGCCGAGCTTGCTCTATAATCAGCAAGCCGTTATCGGCGCGCTTGAGGTTGCGCAATCGGCGGATGGCGGATTTGATACCCCATGTATAAGCTAAATACAGAGCGGCTGTTTTTCTTGTGCCATAAATTTTATACATTTTACTTTCCTCTACTGTTATGCGCGATTGCGCTTGGGACCGTGATCATTGATGACGATAGAAGCGCGCGCCTTGGCGCTTGTGCCACCGCAAGCGCGGCAATCGACGCATGACGTCTTAGCGCCCGCCTCTTTCGACGCCGGACATGTAACCTCGTTATTGATAGCCTCATGTGATTTTTTGACGCGGAATGTCCGCCAGCCCCTTGCTTGCGCTTCGGTAGCTTCGCTCACATTGTCAGCGCTTGCCATGCATAGCGTCTTGAATGATTGGAAGCGCTTCCATTGATGAGTATAGCCGTTATGGCCTTTAGTTTTGAGCGTTGCCGCCCGCCAAATCTGATAAGGCGCGGCGGCCGGATCACCATAGGTGCCAAGGCGGAAGAACCGACCGGCGAATAGCTCAGTTGATTGTTTAGTGTCGATTTTAAGGTAACGCCCGCGATGGTATGCTTTCCAAGTAGACAACGGCGCTTGGAACACCTTGACATAGCAAGAGCCGCCATTGACTGGCCTATGCGTGCAATCGCCGCAAATCGAGGCGTCATCACCTGTCTTAGTAGCCTCATGCGGTGGCACGTCCTGACGCATAATAAATGTCTGTACCATAGCGCCCGTTTTAGCGTTATTGCTATCCGTGTCGATACGGTTTGCAATGACGACAATGGGTTGCCCGTCAATCATCGACGGGCCTTCATATAGGATGACGCCAGCGTAATCTTTAAGATTGATCATTGGAAAGCCTCATAAACAGTGCAAAGGATAAGCGCGGAAAGCGCGGGAATGATGAAAAATTGATATGAGATGATAATGTCGACCATGTTAGTTAATCTCATTATATGCGTTAGCAGCTTCAATTTTGGTACGGTACGCTTGACCGTGATATGTCACGTCATTATTGCGTTGAATACGGACAATCCAAGCCTCAGGCCGGTCAGAATGACCGTCAAACCCAGCGGGCCTATGAACGATAGAAACGTGAATTTTGTTTCCATAATCGTTAATGAATGATTTACTGATGAGCGTTTTTGGCAATGGCATTTTAGTTTCTTTCCATTTCAGCGTTGACGGCTGCTTCATCTGCAGCGTCTACCATTTCTTCCGCGATTTCAATCCATGTTTGGGCGTAGGTATCGACCAGAGCCAGAGCCATCGGGTGAAGGCGAAGGTAATCAAGCAGCCGCTCGGCGGATTTAAGCGACCCGGTAGCTTCAAATCGTGCAATCAACTTATTCATTTTATTGTCTCCGTCGTTTCGATGATTTGACATTATATAAGATAGCCGATGGATACAACACACAAAATTGCATAGCAGGGTTGCAAAAAACGCATGAATTATTGGGCGTTCTAGGTAATTGGCAAGGGGCAAGTTTGCCTATCAAAAATGCCATATGGCGCAACAGTTTTAGCGCGCTCTTAGGTATTTTAGGTAATCCATTAAATCAAATTATAAAATTGAA